AAAGACGTAGTTGGTGGTCTAAAGGCAGTTTACTTTACAGATTTTGGAGATTTCGGTACAGTAACGCAAACAGACGATGAAATTACTGATATGGATGGTACTTTTACTGCATACAAATACGAATTAAAAGGGAATAGCAGTTTTGAACAAGCTGTTACATCTTCAAGAGAAAACGGTACTACTTTCTTTGACCAAACCCTTAACCTTACTTTGAAAAAGTTAACCAAAGAGGATAACAAAGAATTAAAACTATTAGCATTTGGCAGACCACACGTTGCAGTTGAAGATTACAACGGTAATGTGTTTGTAATGGGTCTTGAACACGGTGCAGAAGTAACAGGTGGAAGCATAGCCACAGGCGCAGCTATGGGCGATTTAAGCGGATATACAATCACGTTAAACGCACAAGAATTAAAACCTGCTAACTTTGTAGCTTCACCAACAGCAGCAGACCCATACGATGGTATGTCAAGCGCAACAGTAACAATTACAGAGGGAACTAATTCCTAATTTTCATTTTGATTTTAGAGAGGGGGCTATTAAGCCCTTTTTTTTATACCTAAAAAAAAAAAAAAAAAACTATTGTATAAGTATGATAGTTTTACAAGAAAGTGCAAGTGAGCAAACACTAAAGTTTATTCTAAGAGAATTTACAAGCGGAGCAACTTACAACGTTACCATAACAAACGAATTAACAAGTTCAGAAGTTTACAATCAAGATGTAACTTCAATATCATCTAATTTGTATTTTAATGAGTTTACAGGCACTTTTAGCTTAAAAGAGAATAACTACTATATCCTAACGATTAAAAGTGGCTTAGAAGTTATTTATAGGGATAAAATATATTGCACAAATCAAACTGTTACCGATTACACAGTAAACGAAAGTGGATATATTACACATAGCACAACAGACGAATTTATTACGTTATAATGGATAATTTACATATAGTTAATTTAGCTTCATACAACCGACCTAAGATAAGCGAGGATAAAAACCGTGATTGGGTTGAATATGGTGAAGATAATGATTACTACCAATACCTTATAGACCTTTACACAGAATCAACAACAAACAACGCTATTATAAACGGTGTTGCCAATATGATATATGGTAAAGGCTTAGATGCTTTAGACAGCAACAAAAAGACAAACGAATACGCTGCAATGCGGTCTATATTTTCAGATTCTTGTTTAAGAAAGGTTGTATTAGATTTAAAGCTATTAGGTGAGGGTAGTATGCAAGTGCTTTACCAAAAAGGTGAAGTAAAAAAAGCAGAACATTTTCCAAGACAAACACTAAGGGCTGAAAAATGCAACGAAGATGGGGAAATAGAAGCGTATTACTATCATCATAATTGGGCTAAGGTAAAAAGAAGCGACAAGCCTAAAAGAATAGCAGCATTTGGATTTGGCAACGGAAATGAACCCGAAATTAAAATAATAAAAAAATACGTTTCAGGATATGACTACTATTGTCCTGTGGATTATCAAGGTGGTTTAGCTTATGCAGAACTTGAATCGGAAATATCGGACTACTTAATTAATGACGTACAGAACGGTTTTAGTGGTACTAAAGTAGTCAACTTTAATAACGGTGTCCCTGATAGAGAAAAGCAAATGCAAGTTAAAAACGATGTAATGCACAAGCTAACAGGTTCAAGGGGTGAAAAGGTTATAATAGCCTTTAACAACAATGCAGAAAGCAAAACAACCGTTGACGATTTACCACTTAATGATGCACCACAACACTATGAGTATTTATCAAGGGAGTGTCAAAATAAATTAATAGTAGCGCATAGAGTTACTTCACCTTTACTTTTAGGTATTAGAACAGAAAACAACGGATTAGGTTCAAATAGTGAAGAAATAGAAACAGCATCCTTGTTGTTTGATAACATTACAATTAAACCTTACCAAGATTTAATTACAGATTGCTTAGATGATATATTAGCTGTTAATGGAATTAGTCTTAAACTTTATTTTAAAACATTACAGCCTTTGGCTTTTATCGACACAGACAACGCACTTACTAATGAAGCACGTGAAGAAGAAACAGGTGTAAAATTAAGTTCTGATTTGCCTGACGAATTAGCGGATGACCTTATAGATTTAGGTGAAGATGAAAACTTAGACGATTGGATTCTTGTAGATGAAAGACCCGTAGATTATGACCAAGAAGAAGCCTTAGATAAAATGATAGGTTTAGCTTCTACGGGAACTGCAAGACCAAACGCAAAAAGCGAACAAGATAAAAATATAGAAGGCGTACAGTTTAAGGTTAGGTATCAATATTCGCCATTATCTGTAAGCAATAACTCACGTGAGTTTTGTAGAAAAATGGTAGCAGCCAATAAATTATACCGTAAAGAGGACATTATTGCAATGGACAATAAAGTTGTAAATGCCGGATGGGGGCCTAACGGTGCAGACACTTACTCAATTTGGCTCTACAAGGGTGGCGGATCGTGTCAACATAAATGGCTAAGAAAGACGTATAAATTCACAGGACTACCAAAAGGGCAAGGTGACGTAAAAAGTCCTAAAGCGGACACGATAAGCACAAATAAAGCCGAAAGAGAAGGATACAGAGTGCGCAATCCAAAAGAGGTTTCAATGAAACCAAAGGATATGAAAAACCAAGGATTCTTAAAACCACGTAAGTAATGGCAACAGGAATATTTATAACAAGAAATGACTTAATTAAGCACAGTAGCTTAAACGGTAATATAGATACGGATAAGTTTATTCAATACGTTAAAATAGCGCAAGAAATACACGTGCAAAATTATCTTGGAACTGACCTATATGAAAAAATACAAACCGATATAGAGGCATCATCTTTGAGTGGTGCATATTTAACTTTGGTAAACGACTACATTAAACCAATGCTTATTCATTGGGCAATGGTAGAGTTTTTGCCTTTCAGCGCATATACGATAGCAAACAACGGTGTATTTAAACGAAGTTCTGAAAATGCTACAAACGTTGAAAAAAACGAAATAGATTTTTTAATTGAAAAAGAAAGAAATATAGCGCAGTATTACACGGATAGATTCATAGAGTATATGAGTTTTAACGCTTCGGCTAATTTTCCTGAATATTATACTAATACAAACGCTGACGTATATCCTGATAAAAACGCATCCTTTGAGGGTTGGATTTTATGAAATATAAACCGAAAACAGAAAATATAAAAAAGCTAAAAGAGTATTTAGCCAAGTATAACAAAACCAAACAAAAAGTATTGTATAAATATGGCATCAATAATTGATTGGTACGGAAGAAACACAATAGGTTGGGGAGAAACATACGAGGTTTCTTTTGCAGGAAATGTAAACGAGACAAACTATTGGGGTTACATTTATCCATTTAATTATGACGGTAGTACATTTAGTGTATCAAGTACTGCGGTTTCAATAGATAGAACAGATTATACAGTTGACCAAACTAAATTTTAAAATATGGCAAGACAAGAAGTAGATGTGGACAGCCCCGATAGCGGACAAGGAGATTCGCTAAGGGCAGCATTCGTAAAAGTTAATGATATGACAACCGAAATTTATGCAGATAGTTTTGTAACAAATGCAAGGCTTGCAGATGATGCGGTTGATTCAGACCAAATAGCAGATGGCGCAGTAGATACTGTACATATAGGCGATGACCAAATCACACACGATAAACTATCAGCAAGATATACAGAGGTAGAAGATATAGCAACCACAACGGGAACTATAAATTTAGATGCTTCTTCTTATGCTGCATTTAACCTTACGGGTAATGTAGGAACTGCAACCTTGAATGTACAAAATATTAAAACAGGACAAGCGATAGATGTTTTACTTTCGGGTAGTGATTTATCAAGTGCTGTAATTACTTTATCAGATGATTTTACTACTTCTGCAATTAATAAAGTGGGCACAAATGATTTAGATACAAGTGGAACTAATATGATTCAAATTGTTTGTATTGACGATACAGATTCAGATGCCATATTAAATTACGCAATAGCGACTTATACATCAGATACAACACCTTAATTATGTACGCAAGACAAGAAAACGGAGCAATAAAAAGATATACAGCTATCCCTAAGAGTTGGGGTAGAGTAATTACAGGATTTGACAGACTAACTTCTACGGAATGGGAAGCACAAGGTTTTTATAGTGTAGTAACACCATCATATAATTCTAATACGCAAAAGTTAGGAGATATAGAATGGGATGCGGATAATAGTCAATTTACATATCCTGTAATAAATAAGACTTGGACACAAACAGTTGCACAGCTAAAAGCACAAAAGATAGAAAGTTTAAAAGCTATCTACAATAGAAAGTTAGCGGAAACAGATTGGGTT